CGCTGCTGGAGACAGGCTACAACTGCAGTTGTCTAAATTGCAAGAAAATATTGGCAGACTGCTTGCACCTATTGGCGCTGCTTTCCAAAATACTTTTGCCGGTATTGTTGTTGCAATTAACCAAGCAATTAGTGCTCTAGTTCGCTTCTTTAATCTAAATGCTGCTGACAGGGTTGAGGAGTATGCAAAAGAAGTTAAACGCCTTGAAACGGCAGAAGCTAAGGCTACCGGTCAAGCGAAAATGAGACTTGGCACCCAATTGTCTGCTGCTCGCGGCAGATTAAAACTTGCTCAAGATCAACGAAACTTGCAAATGGCTGGGGCGGGCACGGGCGCCAAACCCGAAGGCTTACCTGGCGCAGAAACAGATGCTGCCGGTGAGAAAAAAACCAAGAAAGCAAAAGAAGCTGTTGAAATTAGCAAAAAAGAAGCAGCTTTGCGTGTTCAGATTTCTCTTGCAAGACGCCAAGATGATGAACTCACTGAAGATTATCTGACAAAAGAATTAAAAATTCTCAACATCAACGAAGAACTAAGAACAAAAAAAATTGGTTCCCTTAATGCAGATACTCAGAGGAAGGAGGCGTCAGATGAATACACCAGAAGCCTTAATAAACAAAGAGATGCAATGGTTGATCTTTTGTTTGCCGTAGAAAAGAGCAGAAAAGATGAAAAAAATCAACTAGAAGACATTGCCGTTCAATATGGAATAATCAACGCAAAACAAGCAGAGCAGCTTAACTTTGACCGTCAAATCAATGAGTTGGTTGAAAAAAGACAGTACTCTTTAAACAAAGAAAAAATTGACGAACTAATTGCAAAACTTAAAGAATTAAAAGAGATAGCCAAGACTTTTGGCGGACAAGTTGCAAAATCTTTTGCTGAAGTTGTTCGTTCGTCTGGTGATCTTGCAGCAAACCTTGGTCAAACACTGGGCAATGCTTTTCTTGGTCTCGGCGATGTGTTGACTGAATTTGTTACTACTGGCAAAGCAAGCTTTGCTGATTTTGCTCGTTCCGTATTGGCTGACATGAGCAGAATCCTGATTCAATTTGCAATGTTCCAAACCTTGAAATCAATCGTGCCGGGTGGTAGCGCACTTGGTAAGTTTCTTGGTTTTGCAAACGGTGGCATCATGACTGCCAACGGTCCGCTTGATTTAAAGCGTTACGCCGCTGGTGGTATTGCCAATAGCCCGCAGCTAGCCATGTTTGGCGAAGGCAGCCGCCCTGAAGCTTATGTGCCCCTTCCTGACGGCCGCAGCATCCCTGTAACGATGCGTGGTGGTGGCAACGTCAAAGTGGATTCCATCAATATCAGCGTTCAAAATACCGGCGAGAGCCTGTCACCTGCTGTGCAAAAGCAAATCGCGAATCAGGTTCAAACTATTGTGATGTCAAACTTGGTCAACGAACGCCGTAGCGGAGGCATCCTGCGATGACATACATGGCGTTTGATGACATCAAGCTGGACTTGTCCAGCACGGTGCGTCGCAGTCAACGTATTCAACAGGTGCAATTTGGCGATGGTTACAGCCAAGTGTTGACTGATGGCTTAAATATAGAATCAGAGGTTTGGGATTGCAAAACGATTCCATTAACTAATGACGAAGCATTTTCAATTGAAAGCTTTTTGCTTTCCAAGAAAGGGCAAGCAATTACTTGGACTCCACCTTTCAATACCAAAACTTTTTCTCGCCCATTTGAAGCAGGGCAATTGCTACTGGGTTATACAAACCTGTCTGCCTTGACTTTGACCGGTTATACACGTCCCACGAATTACACCGCCAATCTTGCAACGGGTGTATTGACATCAGTGACGATTGCAAATAGTACGGTAGTTGACATTGAATTGACGCTTGCTGCTCGTACATTTTTGCTTGGCAGCGGATGGACCCTGACTCCTGTTAGTCCTGAATATTCAACTCTGCAATTTGAAATGCGGAGGGTTTACGTGTGACACAATCACCTCCTAACGCCCAAACCTTTAAGACTCAGTTACCTGAGATTATTGATCTTTTTACGCTCGATATTGCCGTCTTGCTGGAACCCGGCTCAGGCGACCAATCAATCTATCGATTCTGCAACTGGACACAAGTCAATAGCAACGATGTTGTGTACGACGGCGAAACCTACATCGCCCTGCCACTGCAAGCCAGCGGTTTTGAGCTAAACACCAGTGGTCAACTGGAGCGCCCTAGCATCACTTTCGCCAATGTCGGCTTGGCGATTACAGCCCTGACCAATACCTACTCAGATCTTGTCGGTGCAACCGTGCAACGCATCCGCACACTGACCACATATTTAGACGGCGAACCAGGCGCGGATCCTGATGCTTATTGGGGTCCAGACACTTGGGTTGTTGAACAGAAAAGCAACGAAACAAAGCTATCGGTTACCTTCCAGCTTTCAGTGCCATTCGATCTGGAAGGGCGTAGTTTGCCGGGGCGACGATTGCTGCGTGAGCAATGCCAATGGATTTACCGCGACAGCATCGGCTGCCATTATTCAGGTGCCAACTTTTTTGACGTGAACGATGATCCTGTCGCTACACAGGCACAGGACGTATGTGGCAAGCGACTAGAAAGTTGCCGCTTACGATTCGGCGATACAAGCCGCCTACCCTTTGGGGGCTTCCCAGGGTTAGTGGATAGCAACGGCTGATGGCACTCTCAACTTGGACAAATCCACTCACCGGCGAGCAGCGTGTGGCAATGCGCCAATACGCCGAGGCGGCACACCCAGGCGAGACATGCGGATTCATCCTGCAAGATGGCTCGCTGGTGCAATGCACGAACACAAGCACCGAGCCAGATCACTTCACAATCAGCGCCGAAGACACCGCGTTGTATTTAGACGACGCCATCGCGTGTTGGCACAGCCACGCCAATTACAGCGGCTTCAGCCCAGCAGACATCAAAGCGTGCAAGGCGCTCAACCTTCCCTACGCCGTGTGGAATTGCGGTGGCAGCGAAGCATTTTGGCTTGATCCCCAACAGGCTGCTGGGCTACTGGAGCGCCCTTGGAATTACGGCGTGTACGACTGCTACTCAGCGGTGCGTGATTGGTACTGGCAGGAGATGGGGCTACAGATGGGCGACTACGAGCGCCTGTACGAGGGCGAATGGTCAACCCGTGGCTTCACGCATTTTGAGGAAAACTTCGCCGCTGAGGGCTTTGTACGCATCCCTGTGAGTGTCCCGATGGTGCGGGGCGATGTGATTATGTTCCGCATTCGCAATCAGAATTGCTGTAACCACGTTGCGGTTGTGGAAGATCCCGACGCCAACCTGTTGTACCAGCACCTTGTTGGCAGGTTGTCTGGATTGACGGCGTATAGCGGATACTTCCGCGAGAATACGTACATGGTGTTGCGGAGGGCAGCCTGATGGTCACGATCCGATTGTTGGGTGAAGCGGGTCGCCGTTTCGGTCGCAGGTTCCAGCTAGCGGTCAAGACGCCTGCCGAGGCTGTACGTGCACTGTGCGTGCAAATGCCCGACCTCCGTCAATACCTGATGGATAGTGGTGACAACGGTATTGCATGGCGTGTTGTAACAGATCGTGCAGAAGGATTGACCGAGGAGCAACTGATGTGGCCAATGAGCAAGCGCCTTGTACTTGCTCCTATCCCGACTGGTCGCGGTGGCGGTGGTGTTGGATCAATTATCGCTGGCGTTGCTTTGATTGCGTTCTCTCTATTGCTTCCTGGTATTGGTGCTGCGATCGGTGGCGCCACCATGACCAAGATTGGACTTCTTGGTGTTGCATTTTTGTTTGGTGGCGTCGCGCAACTGCTGACACCAACACCAACAATGCCAGGTGCTACAACCGGCGCAACATTGTCCGGTCGCAGCGAATCAGATCAACTCAAATCATTCACCTTTGATAAATCCAACGCCAATACCAAGCAAGGTGAAGTTGTCCCAGTCCTCTACGGTGAACGCCTAGTCGGCACGCTACCGGTCTTGTCATTCGGTCTTGAGCTGCAGAACTACCTCTGATGGAAGACCTCAACAATCTGCCTGAAGTCAGTGGCGCTGGCGGCTCACCGCAACCTACCGTTGTTCAGCAAACTGTCATTGCGCCTACGCGCCAACCAGTAGAAGAAGCCAACAACTTATTTTCTGTTGCCTTCGCCAAGACTGTCTATGCCATCAGCGAAGGAGAGATTGAAGGCTTCCCAAATAGTGCTGAGGAAGACATTTTCCTTGATTCAACGCCAATCCAAAACCCTGACGGCACTAGGAATTTCACGGGTTTTACGATTGATAGCCGCACTGGAACGGATGAAACACAAACCCCAATGCTGGGGTTCAGCACTGTTGAGAACACTGAGGGTGTCAATACAAATGTCACTATTGCCACCGGTCCAATCACTCGGACGATCAGCGATGTAGATGTTGAACGTTGCCGCGTCATCATCAGTCATCCGGCACTGCAATCAACAAACGTTGACAACGGCGACATTCGCGCCACAAGCGTCAGATACAGAATCAGCTTGTCAGCAAACGGCGGTCCATTTAACACAATCACCGAGCCAAATGTCAGCGGCAAATCAAGCAGCGCCTTCCAACGTGCCTATGAGTTTGATCTAACTGGCACTGGTCCATGGCAAGTGCGTGTTACACGAATCACGCCAGATAGCAATACAGCATTTCTACAAAATGCCATCCAATGGCAATCAATCACTGAAATCATTGACGAAAAGTTTGCCTACCCCAACACCGCACTGGTGGCGCTAAAGGTTGACGCAAGACAGTTCAACAGTATTCCAGACTTGTCTGTTCGCATCCGTGGCAAGCGGGTGCAAATCCCAACAAACTATGACCCCATAGCCCGCACCTACACCGGCATTTGGGACGGCACATTTACCACCGCATGGACCGACAACCCGGCTTGGATCTTCCGGGATATTGTGCTGAACCCGCGCTTCGGTTGTGCGCGGTACATGTCAACGATTTCGATTGATCCTTGGTATCTGTTCACGATTAGCCAGTATTGCGACGAACTGGTGCCTGATGGGATGGGCGGCACCGAACCACGTTTCACGTGTAACGTATTCCTACAAAATGCCGGTAGCGTCTACGACGTACTCAACGCCCTTGCCTCCTGCTTCAGGGGCTTGGTCTATTACACCGAGGGCAAGCTATACCTAACACAAGATCGTGAACAGCTCCCAGTCCAGCAGTTCAGCGAAGCCAATGTCATCCAAGAAGTAGATGACAACGGCGTTGTCACTTCACCATGCTTCACTTATAGCGGCACTGCCAAAACTGCACGCAAATCAGTTGTTCTTGCAAACTGGGACGACCCCGAGCAGGAATACCGCAGCGTCACAGAGTACCAGCAAGATGATGTCCTGCTGGAGAAGTTTGGGTACAACCCGATTGACTTGCGTTTGCTTGGCGTTACTTCTCGTGGTCAAGCGCTACGCGCCGCTAAGCACACGCTGTTCAGCAACCGTTACGAGACCGAGAAGGTAAGTTTCCGCATCGGCGCTGAAGGTTTAGCAGCCGGCGTCGGTGAAATCATCCAGATCGCTGATCCCATCAAACAAGGTCAACGCCTTGGTGGACGTGTCCGTGCCATCGACACAGAGAACAACCGCATCACACTTGACGCCGTACTAAACCTCAACGACGCCAACACCTATACCCTGACCTTAGTTGTCCCAGACGGACACACTGAAACCTTCCCAGATGGCAGCACACATACCGAACCACTGCTGCAAGTCCTCAATGTCATCGATTACTCCAACCTGTCTGGGGCTAGTCAACTCGACAATATCGGCGCACAAAATCTTGATCTAATCACCACGCAAAGTGGCTTGGAACTGATTGGTTACGTCACGCAGGATGACGACGCTTTTACTGTGATCCGTTGCAACGGCATCGTCAATACGCAAGTCGGTGCAATATGGGTGCTCGAATGGCAAGTGATGGAGGCAGCTTTATACAAGATCATTGCCATCAGTGAAGTTGATCCACTGGTTTTCCAAGTAGAAGCCGTCCAGTACAACGCCAGCAAGTTTGGTTACGTTGACAACAACCTGCCGATTGCAATCCCTAAAGATCGCTTCCTGATCTCTGCCGTCGGCGCACCAACAAACGTATATGCCGAGCTTGTCTTCAGCAATGGGCAAAACCAAATCAGTGCCCACTGGATAGCGCCACAAACCAACAACTCAAACGATCTGCTGGTGCGTGGTTACCGCTATCAATGGCGGCAGATCGGTGACACCGAATGGTCTGACATTGTTCAGGTCTCTTCCACAAGTATCCAACAGCCGATTGACAACCATGTATTCGGCGACTCCTATGAGTTCCGTGTCGCTACTCTCAACCGCTTAGGTAAGCAATCAGACTTCGCTAGCGCAGGTGTTGTGGGTTATCCCGCAATCCCAGATTTATCTGATCCTGCGTTCAACGGCGTAATCCGTCACCAAAACCAGCCCGACGGAACCCAGCTCCTCATCATCGACGCTGGCACATGCCCAATCCCTGAACGGGTCACGGGTTATCGCTGCTGGGTTTATCCAACAGATGTGCCAACTGTTATTCCAGGCGTTAAGTCTGCTGGTGCTGATGGTTGGTTTTTCGTCAGCGATATTCCCCTGACGGGTTACTACACCATTGCCTTCCACGCGCCCGGTGACTGGCAAATCCGTGCAGCGTTCACCAGTGCAATCTTTGGCGAAAACCCTGACGATTATCTTTTTGATACGGTAGACCGCGAGGAGATCGTACCGCCTTCGCCCAGTCTATTCACCGTCGTTGAGAATACGAACAGCGGACAAAAACGTTTTAGCTGGCAACTACCTCGCAGCCTTTACGGAAGCTGGGACCAAGGTGTGGTCTCTGATGTGGTGTCCTACGAGGTGCGCTACAAGCAAGGCGGACTGATCAACAACAGCGCCAGCGAAACATGGGAACAGGGCATTGAACTGTATTCCGGTGGCGTGACCGCTGCCCAGCAGTGGTTTGAGACAAGCCTGTTTGACACTGACGAATGGACCGTCATGGTCAAGTCGGTTGATGCAACCCAATGGCGCAGCGATGTACCCGCCACGATCCTTGTCAACATCGGCGCACCACCAATCAGTAATGCCGTCTACGACGAGTGCATTGATGATGTGAACTGGCCTGGAACATATGTCGATGTTGTTGTCTCTGATAATTACTGGCTGGTGACACAAGCCGGCACATACATTACTGCACAGAATGGCAACTATATAACAGGTGATACTGATGTTTATAGTGTCCAACAGGTTGATCCTGCCGTTGAAGGTTATTACCGCTGGAACTTTGATAATAACTTCCTAGAAAGTGCGCTGCTGCTTTCCACCACTGCAGAGGCTAGCTACCAGCACAGCATCGGCGCATTAACTGGCGCTGACACGGTGCTGTTCCAAGAAAATGACGATGACATTTTCCAAGAGAACGACGATCAGATTTTTGCCGAACAGCGCACGTATTCCGCTGCGGCGTTGTCTGGCGAATCGTCTGGCATCCTTCACCCGTATGCGCCATACGAACGCCTTATTGAGGATGTGTATTTGGTGCAAACACTGATCCGCAGCAAGGATGGCGAATCACCCGGCGCGATTTTCGGCATCTGCCTGGAACTGGACTATGCCGATGTTTTTGAATCGCAGAACGATGTTGCGATCAGCAGCAGCGCGGCTGGCACTGCAATCCCATTGCTTAAGACGTTCCGCGCCGTCAAATCAGTTCAGCTCACGCTGCAGGACACGGGCACTGGTGCGATTAACGCCATCGTTCTGTCCAAAACCACTAGCAGCGTTACAGTGAAGTGCGTCAATAGCTCTGGCACCGCAGTGGCTGGCTTAATCGACATCACCGTGGCGGGGTACTGAGATGGCTGGCTTAAGGATCTCGCAACTTCCCGCCGCAACAGCGATTGCAACGGCAGACCTCCTTCCCTTTTCCAGTGTCAGTGGAAGCCAGACGCGGCGCATCACTGCCAACAACCTAGCCCTGGCACTGGGTTTGCTTGCCACCAGTGTTGGACCATCGCAACCTGCAGCACCAGCCAACGGTCAGCTCTGGGTTGATACCAGCACCAACCCACCTGTGTTGAAGGTGTGGAATGGCGCCACGTTCACCATCGTGTCGTTCCTGCCGTATTCATCAGTCATTACCAATCCCGGCTCATCAGCGCCTGCTAGCCCACCATTGGGTCAACTGTGGCAAGACACCAGCCAAACGCCCGACGAATTAAAGATGTGGGATGGCACCAACTGGGTGCGCGTGGATCCCGACGGCATCGACGAATCATTTGCAGATGGTAAATACCTGCAAATCACCACGGCGGCGAGCACTTACCTTGCCAAAGCCGGCGGCACAATGACCGGCAACTTGACGTTGGTGGGCAACCCGAACACCACCAACATGGCGGCAAACAAGGGTTACGTTGACACCCAGATTGCCGCTATTACACCGACTGATATGACGCCGGCTGGCACGGTAATTTATACCGCCAGGAGTACGGCACCAACCGGCTATATCAAGGCAAACGGCGCAGCGATTAGCCGCACAACATTTGCCACATTATTTGCTGCAATCGGCACTACCTACGGCGCTGGCGATGGCGCCACCACGTTCAATGTTCCTGATCTTCGCGGAGAGTTTCTCCGTAGTTTGGATGATGGGCGTGGTATTGATAGCGGGCGTGGGTTAGGTACCGCGCAAGGTAGTGCCAACTTAGCTCACCAACACACGGGGACAACCAGCAACCCTGGAAATCACAGCCACCAATTAGGTCGTTTTTCTGGCAATAACAGCGTTAATACCCAGAGTGATCGTTACGCCTTGGCAACTACAAACAATATCGGACCGGATAGTACACAGGGCGCTGGTGCTCACGATCACACCTTTACGACCGACTCCAGTGGTGGCACCGAGTCGCGCCCCAGAAACATTGCGCTGCTGGCTTGTATCAAGACTTGAGCCGCGCCTAAACTCAACCTACCGGAGCTTCCACAATGGCGACCACTAAGATCACCGACCTGACGGCTTACACGGATCCGATTAACACGGACGTGCTGCCGATTGTTGATATCACCAGCGACGTGACCAAGAAGGTCAGCATCGCCAACGTGATGAAGAACGCCAGCTTGGGCACCGATGCCTTGCCTGGCATTTCCTTTGACGGTGATCCCAATACTGGCATTTACTCCCCCGGCGCAGACCAAGTAGCCATCAGCACTGGTGGGACTGGGAGGATCACCATTGACGGTAGCGGCAATGTCAACATCGACAGCAACACGCTGTACGTTGATGCGACCAATAACCGAGTAGGCATAGGGACTAGTTCGCCTCAGCAACTACTCCAAGTCGGAGGATTTTCTGGCTCCAATGGTATTAGTATTGGAGCAGGATCATCCAGCTACTCGTACATTTACCTTGCGGACGGCACTGGGGGAACGGAAGCTTATCGCGGCTACCTTCAGTACAACCACGCTACTGACAAACTTGAACTAGGCTCTGCTGGCGTAACAGCAATTACTATTGACTCGTCACAGCGAGTAGGGATTGGCACTACGAGCCCTGGGGCACTATTTGATCTCGCTGCAAACAACGACGGAGCAACTGGTACAACCGCAAACAATACG